AGTTGATGAAATTCCCGTGGGAAAAATCAAACCATGACGATATTGTTGCAAAGGTTACGCGCTATGCGGATATATTTGCGAAGTTGACACCGCCCGCCGAAGCATGAAAGCAATAAACGCCATTTATAATGTTTTATCCAACAATTCCGCATTGACGGCCGTTGTTGGTACAAACATAAACCCATTGCGCATTGTGCAAGGTGTTCCATATCCGGGCATCACAATTCGCGTCACAGCGGTGACACCGCATCCATCCAAATCCGGTCATTCAAAAACGGATTGGGCGAATGTTGAAGTTAACATATATGCGACAACATACACGCAATGTGTTCAAATTGCAGATTTGACGCGCACGGCATTGGAGGTGACAACACCGGGGACATTCAACGGGGTGTATACATGGGAAATCGAATACATGAGCGAATCCCATTTGACCGATGACAATTCCGAAGAATACGGCGTCTATCAAATTATTCAAGATTATTCAATAAGTTACAACCGCTGATGGCATTAAGTGCGATTAATATTGTTTTAAATGCGGTCACGGATCTATTCAATAGAGATGTGAAGGCCGCGGCCGATACGATGGAAAAGTCATCGGCCAAAATGCAGCAAAGCGCAAACAAAGCCGGTCAAGCCATTGAACAATCATTGGGGTCGGGCCAATTGCGCCAAAAGATTGCAGCCGTCACGGCCGAAATTGACGAACAAAAACAAATCACCCGTGAATTCATGATGGAATTGGAAAAGTTGCGCCAAAAGCGTGACACCATGTCGAAAATGGATGTTCAGGGTCAAAAGCGAGTTCGTCAGGAAATCGAACAAACCAAAGCGGCAATCAAAGACCAGTCAATCGCCGTTTCTGAATTGACTGCAAAAAAACAAGGATTCACCCAACAATTGGGAATTACGAATCAAACATTGGGTGGAACACGCGCCGCATTGAATGGGTTGGCCACATCATTTTCATCAGTTAGTTCAATTATCGCAATTGTCGCAGACGACAACAAAGCGTTGCGCAACACATTGATGGGTTTGAACGCGGCATTGAATTTCAGCGCGGCCGTCATGCAAGTCAAAGATTTGCAATCCCAATTTGGTGGGTTAACAAAGTTTTTGGCCAATCCATTTGTTATTGCCACGGTTGCCATTGGCGCAGCCGTTGCCGCCATTTATGCGTTTTCGGATGGTTTGGATGGGGTGAATGAAAAAGTCAAGGAGGCGCAAAAACAACAATCCGAATACAACAAACAAATCCGTGATTTTGCCACAAAGATTCAAGAATTGGGCGAAACGGAATTGGAAACGAATAAACGCCGTTTAGAAGAAACGCAAAGAATGCGCAAAAAATACAACGACAACATGCGATTGTTGTTTGATGATTTGACACGCGCAGAAGGCGAAGAAGATAGGGCCGCAATCAAAACAAAGATTCAAGCCGCAACGGCAAAGTTGACCGAACTTGAATACCTTGAAAAATCGTATCAAAAAAACATTGAAGCGATAAACAAAGAAGCGACCGACAAACAAGCCAAATTGGATTCCGAAGCGGCAAAAAAACAAAGCCAAAGGCGAAAAACTGCATTGGCTGAAATTAAAAAAAGCGCAGAAGAAGTCAAAAAAGTTGAGGCCGATTTGATTGAGTGGTTGGACAAAAAGCGTTTTGAAGGTGGTGAAAAAGCAAAAAAGAAAGCGGCCGAAGATTTAAAACAATTAACCGGTGCAAATCTGATTGGCGGGACGGCCGTTGCGCCCGTTTTGGTTCAAGTTAAAATTGACCCGAAGTCATATTCACAAATCGTTCAGGATTTTGACAATCTAATGGTTCAAATGGCAGCCGCCGTTGAAAAATTGGGCGAAGATATGGCCGTAACATTAGGTGAAACGCTTGGAAATGCGTTGGCGGGTCAAGGAAACGGCATCGAAGGGTTTGTCCGTTCAGTTGTTGGGCAATTGGGTGAATTTGTTAAAACAGTCGGCAAAATGTTGATTGCATACGGCATAAGCGTTGAAAAATTCAAAACGGCGTTTGTTCAACCGGAAGCCGCGGTGGTTGCCGGTATTGCGATGGTTGCGTTAGGTACGGCGGTTGCAAGTCAAATGAGAACCGGCCCAAGCGTTAGCGCGTTTGCCGATGGTGGTATTGTAAGCGGACCAACATTGGGTTTGATGGGTGAATATCCCGGCGCGCGCAGCAACCCGGAAGTCATTGCACCTTTGGACAAATTAAAAACATTGATGAAGCCCGAACAATCATCCGGTTATGTTGCGCAAACGCACATCAGCGGACGCGATTTGGCCATCGTTTTGGAAAGATACAATAAAGATTCACGGCGCGGATAATGGCAAGGATTTACAAAGGTTCGTTTATTTCAATTACAAATGTTGAATACCGTGTTGAATTATGGGATGATCCGACCGGAACAACGCCCGAAATTGTTTCGCGTTTATACAATGCGCGCGTTCAATCATCCGGTGGGTATCAGGAAGGGCAATCATGTTTGTTGGAAAAACTAAATGCCCTGAATTCAACAACCGAATTGACATTGGCCGGCGAAGGTGTAAGCATTCAACGGGAAAGTGAAGGCGATTCGGTGTATCAAAATTTTGTGAGGCAATCACGGGCCATTGCGAATTGGGTGATTCCAACCCAAACCATCATGGATGATTTCATCGGCATTCAAACAAAAGCCGAAACCGCATGGTCGATGTTGGTTTATCGCGATGATTCATTGATATATGTTGGACGCGTATTGGCCGACCAAATGACGCGTTTGCGCGAATCCATAGAATCCAAACCCATCATTGATTTGGTGGCCGTGGATGGCTTTGAATTGATGTCGGGATTTAATGTCAAATCATCGTGGTTCACCGATGGCAAAATCACAATTTCCCAATTGTTCCGCCGTTGTTTGGAATCATTTGATTTGTCGGAATATTGGGTTGTAAATGGAACAAACCAGGCGTATTTATTTGATGGAACATTATTAAGAGAGGCAAGCGCATTGCGTTTGGGTTTTGACATGTACAAAATCGATGAATACACCTTTTTACAAGATTTTGATCCGTTCACGGATGTGAAGGTGTTTGATTCATATGGATGGCAAGTTGAACCAAACTATATTGATTGCAAACAAGCGTTGGAAAATGTGTTATTGATGTTTGGGGCGCGTTTAACGCACGAACGCGGGGCGTACTATGTTATCCCATTCAACGCTTACGATAATACAACCACAATCAATTTGCGCCAATATTCGTACACCGGGCAATATATAGGAACAACAACCTATTCGCACCGTCAAACCATTGGCAACGATGTTCGACCATTGTGGATCGCAAAACCGTCTTTGTACTATCAACCGGCCGCGCAAAGTGTAACGGTAAACACCCACCGCCAAAACCTTGCAATCGCATCACGCACATATCCCAATTTAACGACATCAACATTGTCGTTGGTTGCCAATGATATTCCAACCGGTTCAACGCCGGATGATGCGCCAATCCGCATCCGGTTGATGGCCAAATCATTTAAGCGAAGCGAAACAATCGGTGGTGTTTTGTACACCGAGGATTCGACTGATGTTTACTACAATATTAGGTTGGTCAATCCAACCACATCCGCAACACGCGTTTTGGATGCCAACGGTTATTGGGTATCGGGGGGATTGGTGAATGTAATCAATCGCCAACCAACAAAGGATATCAAAGGCGGTTGGATCACATCCGAATTTGAATTGTCAGTCACCACCGCGCCGGCCGGATTTACCAGGTTGGAGGTGAACATGTTTGTTCACGGAAACATTTTGAATTATTCCGGGACGGGCAAATGGAAAAACGGAAATTCAGCGGTGAAGGATTTTTGGGGTACAATTCAAGTGGCATTCGCCGATGAATCCCCATATCAAAATGCCGATTATGTATTTGATAAAACGGAAGTCATCACGGCATCAACGGCCAATTTGGTGAATTCAACACCCATCGTGATTGAATCGCCATATTACACCGATAATTTGAAATACGCCGTTGGAAATTGGTTGGTTAACAATGGAACAACCGATGTGTTGGCTTCGGATTGGTATGGCGGTTGGGATTCCATCACCCACGGAACAATCACCAAAATGTTGGGATTGCAAATGGCATCAATTTACGCCAATTTTGTTCCGGTGATCCGTGGAACATGGATTGATTCCGGATCGTTGACGGCCATCAAAACTTTGTATTTTGACAATTACGCGTGGGTTTTGAACGGCGTGCAATGGAATGCCAGGTCGGAACAATGGGATGGTGAATGGATTGGTGTTTCACCGGTTTACACATCAACCACATCGACCGGCGAAGGATTAAAAGTTCAGCAAACCCAAACCGGCGGTTTATCCGAGCGATTGAATTACATTGAATCGGCGGTCAGCAATTTGAATTCCGCGGTTTCAGTCATCCCCGAATTGGTGTTGGAAGATTTAATCAACAACGCCGAAGGCGCGCCAACATCGCAACCAACATTGAACACGCGTTGGGAGGTGATGTTGGAATATGTTGATTCGTCAGAATTGGTTCGATGGCATGTTCAGGAACACAACGCATCGGTGACATACACGGCCGGAACGCACACAATTACCAACGGTTATGAATTAATAATTGGCGATAGTACGGATGGCAATGTCATTGTGAATTTACCAAATGCCACCGAAAGCAAGGGCAAAAAATATTATTTCAAAAAGATTGCCAATCCACACACATTGACAATTTCGGGCAATGGATACAACATTGATGCCAATGGAACAAAGGTGTTAAATCAAAACTATGAAACATGCACCGTCATTTCAAATGGCGTTCAATGGTATTTGGTATAAATGTTGCAAATGTTTATTGTTGTGATGTTATTTTCGAAGCATTATGGCAGAAGCATCAATTGACATCGTTGCCGGATACGATGGATTCAAATATCATTCCGCGGCGACCGTGACATCGGTATCATATGACGCACTTGTTGTGCAAGAAGATACCGTATTTACATCGTTCACAGTTACGCAAGAAAACGGAACATCAACCAATGTTTTGTCGGCGCGTGGCATGTCGGGAATCACATTTCAACAAGGGGCATATTTGCCCGCCGGAAAAGGCAACAAAATCACCGGGTTCGTAATTTCGACCGGGTCGGCAATCGCATATTAACATGATTGGGATTA